GGCGCTGGCCCCCTTATTTCCGATGCAAATAAAGAAGTTGATTCAACTGCATACATTACTGCAACATATGGCGGAACAGGAACATCTACTGCACCAAATGCTGGACAAGTATTATATTCGGCAAGTGGAACAACTTATGCACCAACAAATGCAACATCTCTTCCTGGAACATATGCAGTGGGTAACACTGCATCTCGCCCAGATCCAGCCTCAGTTGGACAAATTTATTCAAATACTCAAACAGTTTCAATTGAGGTTTACACATCTGCTGGATGGTCAGCAATTGGCGTAATTCCAAAAACTCCAACTATTGGATCAGCCACAGATGTTGGAACATCAAGGGCATTTAATAATGGATCAGCAACAGTAGCATTTACTCCAGATGCAACTGGAGGATTGGCATCTGTATATACAGCAACTTCTTCTCCAAGTGGATTTACTGGAACATCTTCTTCGTCTCCAGTCACAGTAGCTGGTTTACAATCAAATACCGCATATACATTTACAGTAATTGCAACAAATAGTTATGGAAATGCAACAGCAACTGGACCAACTAGTTCGATAACTGCAACTACGGTTCCACAGACACCAACAATTGGCACTCCAACAAATGTAACTGGAGTAGCATTTGGATCAACCACATCTGCGTCTGTTCCAGTTACAGCTAATGCAACAGGCGGAGAAGCCGTTTCTGGGTTTACAGTCACATCTTCTCCTGAATCTTTAAGTGCAACTGGAACATCACCAGTAACAGTTCCTGGCCTTACATCAGGAACATCTTATACTTTTACAGCAGTAGCAAATAATGCTAATGGCAGTTCAGCCGCTACAGCTGCTTCAACATCATTATCTCCATCTACAGTTCCACAAGCACCCACTATTGGAACAGCTACAGCAGGAAATGGAACCGCATCTGTTACATTTACAGCAGGTTCTACTGGAAACTCTGCTATTACTAGCTATACTGTTACTTCTTCTTCTGGAGCATCAAATACTGGCGCCTCATCGCCAATTGTTGTGACAGAAACAGTTGCAGGTACAAGAACTTATACAGTTACAGCAACTAATGCTAATGGAACTTCATCTGCTTCCAGTGCTTCTAATTCATTAGTATTTGCAACACCTGGAACTCCTACTATTGGAACAGTTTCTGTTACAAATACAACAACAGTTTCTGTTCCATTTACATCTGGAAGTACAGGTAATGCAAGCATAACTTCTTACACAATTACTTCTTCCCCATCAATTGCATTAACCTATAGTGGAACTACTTCTCCTATTTCGGTAACTGGAAGTTTTGTTGGAGGAACTGGTTATACATTTACAATAGCTGCAACAAATAAATTTGGAACTTCTTCCGCATCAACGGCAAGTAACTCTATAACACCACAACCTATTTATGTATTAGATTCAACATTTACTGCTAATGGCACATATACTGTTCCTGCAGGGAAAACACGAATTGCGTTTGCTGGCGGAGCAGGCGGAGGTGGAGGGGCTGGAAATAATTATGGCGGAGGCGGCGGAGGCGGCGGAGGCGGCGGAGGCTTTGTAGTAAGAGACATTACAACAGTTGCTGGAGATCAATATGTAATAGCAATTGGCGGCGGAGGTTCTGGAACTAGCGCTGGAAGCTCAACTACAATTGTTAAAAGCGGTTCAACTATTATTACATCTTCTGGTGGTTCTGGGGGAGCCGTAGCTAGTGGTGGTAGTGGAGGATATTATAACGGTGGCGCAGGCGGTGGAGGCGGAAGTGCTTCAAATACAGTAGGAACGGGACAAACAACTGGCGGAGGTACTGGAGGAACTGGTGGTCAAGGATATATATATAATGGCTTTGCTGGTACTTCTGGAGGAAGCGGAGGTCCAATAACACCAGGAGACGCAAGCATTCCCGTATTTGCAACATCTGGAGGAGGCGGTGGCGGTGGTGGAGCAGCTATGTATGGAGATTCAGGACAGCCTTATAGAGGAGCAGGAGGCGGTGGAGGCGGAGCTTCAAATGGAGGCAGCGGAGGCGGCGGAGGATATTATGACGGTTCTGGAAGCGCAGGAGGTAACGGAACTTCCCCTGGAGGCGGCGCTGGCGGTGGTGGAGGAGGTAATGCTTCTGGATCGGGTGCTGCTAGAACTGGCGGAGCAGGAAAAGTTTTAGTTTACGTTAAATAATTTAAGTATTTACATTGCTTACTTAAAATAGTAGAATAGGTACTATGAATCTAGTACAAAGATCAATATCTAATGGGGGGAAATTAGTTCCTCTTATTATTCCCGCCGAAGAAACGGGCGGGACAGGATTAATGAACCCCTCTATCTTTATAGATGATGATGGAGATATCCTATGTATACTAAGACACATAAACTATACTTTATATCACTCTGAAAATGATCAAAGGTTTCCTAGCGTATGGGGACCATTAGCATATTTACATCCAGAAGAAGATCAAAGACTAGTTACAGATAATTACCTTTGCCGACTTGATAAAGATTTAAATATAATTAACTGGACATTGATTGATACTACTAAATTAGATGTTCCCCCGATATGGACATTTGTTGGATTGGAAGATGCCAGACTTGTTAAATGGGATGGCAAATATTATGCCACAGGAGTTCGCAGAGATACAACAACCAACGGAGTTGGTCGCATGGAATTATCAGAATTAAAAATTGATAAGATTAAATGGACGGCCAAAGAAATATCACGAATTAGAATACCAGCCCCAATAGATGAAAATTCATACTGTGAAAAGAATTGGATGCCCATTCTTGATAAGCCATTTCATTACATTAAATGGACATCTCCAACTGAGCTTGTAAAAACTTTTCCTAAGCTGCCTGCTCGTTGTGAACAAATAAGTCTTAAACAGGGCGTAGAGCCTGATACAGAACAACGTGGCGGATCTCAGTTAATTAAATGGGGCAAGCATTATATTGCCATTTCTCACGAAGTTGTTTTATTCAAAAACTATATGGAACAAAAGAATGGAACCTATCGCCATCGCATATGCGTATGGGATGAAGATTTTGTTTTAGTAGGAGTATCTCCTGAAAATTGGGCTTTTCTAGATGGACAAATTGAGTTTTGTGCAGGAGCTGCAGAACATGAAGGAAATCTATTAGTTAGTTTTGGATTCCAAGACAATGCAGCTTTTGTTTTAGAAGTTCCTGGTGAAGTTATTAATACAATGATTGAGGAGGCTTTAAATGTTTAAGTCAATAAATGATTTAGTTGTTGATCTTTCTAAAGACCCCTTCAATCCTATTTTAAGCTTTAATATTGCAATGGAATATGAAAAGGCTGGACAAACAGCTTCTGCCGTTTCTTTCTATCTTCGTGCAGCAGAATATGGATATAACTCTCATCCAGAATATGTATACACATCTCTTTTAAAGTCTGCTCAATGTTTTGAAAATCAAAAAAATCGTGAAAGCACAGTACATAATTTATTCTTAAAAGCTGTTGCATATATTCCAACAAGACCAGAGGCGTGGTTTCTTTTAGCAAGATATTGTGAAAGAGCAAAGCGCTGGCAAGAAGCGTATACATTTTCTGAGACAGGGCTAATGCATACAAAAAATAAAGTATCTGCTTTGCCTACTTGGGTAGATTATCCAGGAGAGTATTCTTTAATGTTTGAAAAAGCTGTTGCTGGCTGGTGGGTCGGCAGAAAAGATGAGTCTTATGACCTATTCCAAGAAATCCTTAAAAAAGATATAACGCATGGATACAGAATAGCAATTATCGGCAATCTTAAATTATTTGAAACAAGGGAATATATTGATCCATTAGAACCAGTAGTAACTAATTTCCGTAAACACTTTGATAGTGATGCTCCTATAATTATAGACATTGGAACAAGAGATGGTGATGATGCTTACTATTTATATAAGAAATTAAATAGCACTAGGGTAATTGCTGTAGATGCCAACGTAAATGCTATTAGCCAAACAAAATCTAAATACCCGTGGATGGATATTATTTATACAGCTATTACAGAAAAAGACGGGCAAACTGATTTTCATATTGTTAATGGTGAAGATAAAGAATCTTCTGGCACATCCTCAGTATTTAATAAAGATAGATCTATTAGCCCCACCCCCGAATACTATGCAGACAAGGTTCAGAAGATAACAGTTCCTTCTACTCGCATGGACACTCTTCTATCAAATTTGGGGGTCAATGATAGGATAGATGTTGTTAAAGTTGATACAGAAGGATATAGCTGGCAAGTCCTACAAGGATTTGGGGATCGGCTAAAAGATGTTCGGCTATTTCATTTAGAGACTGAAAAAACTCCAATGCACGATGATCATGTGACTACTGATAAAATTACAGAATTTATGACTGACAAAGGATTTGCCCTTATAGACGTATCATACGAATGGGGCTGGAATATTGAAGACCAGGTTTGGGTTAATAAGGCTTTAGTTATTAGGCACCCAGAGTGTTTTAGTTCTAAATGATTGTTATAATATTTAAGGTGGTATAATTTTAAAATGGGCTCAACATCAAAGGGTTTTAGTTTTCCCGCTTATTCAGATCCGCCAGATATTCCTGCGGACATTCAA